CTCTGTGGCATTCTGATTTCATCAAGTGTAATTTTTCTATTGTCAGCCCTTGACTTTACAATCGCATTACCTAAAAAATGATTATATGCTGTGCTACCCATAATAACATTAAAAATGTCTCCAGAAGCCTTACCTTCAGTCCTTATAAAGTTTGCGCCAGCTTCCAAAGAAACGTACGGACTGACAGTGTCAGTTAACCATGTGTTTCCAGCCGTATTAGCGACTAATGAACCAGCTTTTCTTTTAAAGTCAATATTGTCTTCATTTATCAACGGAACAATGCCAGTTTCAAGTATATGCTTGCACTGAACCTCGTAGCTCCTTTCTATCATGTCCTGAAGTTCAGCAATTTTTTCAACAATATCATTCAACCACTGATTGAAAGTCACGGCATCAACCGTTCCCTCACTATTCCAAAGAGTATCATAAAAATCCAACTCCGTTGCATCGAAATATTCACGGTAATATGGAGGCTTGAATTTTTTTAACGAACTAATAGACATTGAATTTCTATTTCCCTCAGTACCTCTTTGAACATCAACGGCAATTTTTTCAGTTCCCCTTTTTACGGCAATAGATAATAATTTTGTGTTTGATTCTTTATTTGAAAAGAATGATCTCAAAAAAGAGGTTGTAAAACTTCTCTCTTTATATATCGCAACAAACGCATCAAGAAATAAACCTCGAGCTTGTAATACACTTATTTGTCCCATTTTATTTTTATTTTTATTTTAAGAATTATCAGCAACATTCAATTCGGTGGATGGCAGTATCTTAATACCTAAACTTTGAATCATATCACGTACAATTCTAGTGTTTTCAGTACCAGTTCCGATTGTTACAACCGTATCTAAAGTTGCAGCCGTGATAAATGTAATTTTACCCTCTACAACATCGCCTGAAATACAGAAATTAACATCTTTTTCAGCAGTGTCAGCTAAATCTGTTACACTAGTTTTTAAAATTCCAATTGGAATTTGAGAACCGTCAGTACCAGTTTCATCAAATGGAACCACTTTGTTTGTTGCGGCTATTCTTGCAACAACTAGTCCTGGAGAATAAGACAAAACACCACCACTTGCATTTAAAAGTGAACCTTTATCATACCTGTTACTCCATACAAATATTTTCGAATAATCATAATCAACATGTAGCTGATTACTAGTCTGATCTATTACTGTAGCTTTACTCATGATTATTTAGTTTTTCCTTGAATTTTTTTCAAATCAGCATTAAACGCTTCCAACGACTGCTCTTCCTTTGTCTTTTCTGGATCGCCACTCTCTTGAACATCCTCAGCACTATCCTCTTCAATCTCCTTAGCAACAGTTGCTTTCATGCCTTTAACATTCATTTCAGCCATAAATTTCTGTGATAATGGCTCGCCTGAATAAACAGCATCTTTACATGCTTTCATGTCAATGTCACTATAAGCCAGAATAGCTTCCACCCTGTCTTTTTCTTGAGACACCCCGACATTAACCACTTGGGCATATAATGCAGGGTGTTCTGCTTGTAAGTTTTCAATAGTCATCTTATTGTTCTTTTTTTTATTTTCTTTTATAAATTCATCATTTTTACTAGCATCAACAACATGCTTCTCCCCATATTCTGCCGCAATAGCAATATCAATAAATGAATTTATAGATGATTGTATTTCAGGAGTCAAAGATTTAACAGTGTTAACTATACCAACAGACTCCATCTGTTCAGCACTAAGTCTGACGTCAATTCTATTTTCAAGAGAAAATAAATCATCTAAAGACACGCCTGAGATAGACTCCAGTTTGTCAACATCTACATTAGACTCAACAATACTCCTTAAATCGTCATTGATTTTTTTCAATACAGAAACTCTTGATTCTGTCATTAAATCAGAATTTCGCTCAACCCACTCAGGATAAGCAGCTCTATGTAGCACGCCAGTAGAAACATTCAGCGCCTCAACCTCATTTGCTGCTATTGCAAAATATAAAGCAGTTGAATGAGCTTTACCATCTATTTTGACAAGAGTTTTTTTAGGATGATCTCTAAATTTAGCAATCATACCATAACTGGACTCAGGATCACCTCCGTCAGAATTTATTCTAAGGGTTATATCTTGAGATTTTGCAGACTCTACCTGATTAATAAATCTCTCAGCTGAAAAGTCATAAACACCTCCATATAATAAAATCTCCTTTGCCATTGAATGCAATATTATAAATAATTTCTATTATAAAAAAATTTAATCATCTTTTTTTTCATCATCATTACTATTGTTGCTGTTTGATGGAGGCTGCTGATTTAACTCGAATTCATCTACTTCTTGCGTAAATTGTTTTTGGTTAACATCATAATCACCCCCATTCAAAGCCTCAGTTGCTTGTTCTGCCGTTGTTAATGGCAAGTGTTTTCCAAGGTCGCCAAGTTTAAGCCTTTCAGCTGTCACTTCTTTAGCAGGATCTATATGAGGAACATTCGAGCCAATAAATCTAGCATTCTCGTAAGCAGAAATAATTTCAATATCTCCATCTAACAATGCTTGAAAATACCCCTCAGCTTTTACTCGTCCACTAATTATCTCATTGCCTAGCCAAAAAGAATAAATTTTTTGATAAAATTGTCTGGAAAAATCTTCACGTTCTACATTTATGGTATGTTCCCAATCTTTTAAAGCAGCTCTTGAAGCAGAAAAATTGGAATCATATTTTGATTTCGCAACGTCAGGAGGAATCCCTAAAGAAGCGCAAACCATATCGATATTCACACTGTAAAATTCGCCAAAATTTAACTCGTTACGACTATCAAGAGCTGTAATACTGGAGTCAATTGGCAAATTAAAAACCTGTTTCTGTGTCGTGGCAGCTATTTTGTTTACCGTTTGACTTGGATCTTCTTGAAGCTTTTGATTTTCGTTTTTTAACCCCAAAGAGGCCGCCGCACTTTTCGCTAGAGGATTTTCTCCAGTAGAATTTGACCCATGTGATATAAAATAAGGAATCTTAGCCCTCTCTTCAGCTGACCCAACAGAAGCTTCCCTGTATCTATCTAATTTTTTTAACGTTTCAAGAGATGTTGAAATCAACGGAATACCACGATTATGCGAATTTCTGTATTTTAGACCATAAACCATAAAAGCTTGTTCATAAAATCCTCTGGACGTTTTAGCTTTTACACGCTTAAATGTTCTTTCATCCATCTTTACATAAAAAGCGACATGCTCTCCCCTTTTATTTGTCACAATACCGTTACTAATTTTGTTGCCTTTTTTAATATCCGCTTTTAATTCAGATGAATTAAAAAACGGATTCTGAACGCTTGAACCGTCAATCATCTGAACATTCAAGCGACCTTTCTTCAATCTAAGAATGACTAAACAATCACCCCCAAGTAAAGCGTTTTTCTTCACTTCATGAGCAATCTTATTTAAATTATTGACCTTTGAATAATCGGTATCATTAATCTTTGAAAATATCTTATTGAATTTAGCTTCATTCATTTTACTGAATGATTCAGAATCAATATTTATTCCATTTGCATCTAATATTTCTTTAATTGGCTCACTCTGAAGCTTTAAACCACTCCCAATAATCCAAGTAATAAACCTATTTATAACAGTCTGAGTAACCTCACTTTCAATATAGCTTTGCCACGACCTAGCTCTTAATGCAGCATAATCAACTACATAATTTTTTACAATACCTATTTCACCAGGAGTCTTTTCACCATCAAAAGAGTATGTAAAAATTGGAGTATAGTTGTAATTTGCAAACATTTCTTGTTTTGCATTATACTCTTCAAAAAGTGAGGCAGATTTTTTAGCCGCTTCTTCAACTTCAGCTTCAGCAAGCCTTTTCTTTCTGTCAAACACATCGAAAAACGCCATAATTAAATACCTTTACAATTACTGTTTGAATCAAAATCAATCAACCTCATCCCCCTGCCATTCAATTTATTCAAGCAAATCTGCCTTAATCTTTCATAGCTAAGTATAGCTTTAAAAATATCATTTGGATTACGGTAAACATTTTTTATTTTAGTTTGCCCATCGTCCAACCAATACTCTTCAATGTCCTGCATTTCAGCCCCTTTTAAAGCTGCGTCCTCTAAGGCCGAAATTATAGCGTTATATTTCACAACCTTATCTTCTAGATCAGTCGCAGACTCAATGTAAAGAGATATACTTGTATAGTATGACATATTGCAATATTACTAAATTATTTTGATACTGTGTGAAAATATTGTATAAAAAACAACTTATGATATTCCTCAATTTTATATTTCACATCCACACCATTTATAAAATCGTGAACATTATTTTGAGAAATTCCATCTTTTGAAAAATAATCCAACATAACATTTTTAACCTGATGATCACAAACACGCATGGATCTGAAATGCTCGTTTATCTTATAATCAATTTTGATTATTCTGCCTTTCGTTTCAGGCTCCCAATTTATTAATTCAATATTCATAGCTATACATCTGTATCTTCTTTATCTATTATGTAAATATACAAAATTAACTAATACTATTAAAAACACAACCTTGCTACGATTCACAGATCCTTGAGAGGATGCTACCCCTCCTCTTTAAACTCAGCTATAGCAACCGCCAAAGCTTTAGAGTATTTATACTTCCCCCACAACTCAATAGCTTTATCCGCAATTTTACATCTTTTTAATAAATATTGTTGATGGATTGGTGAGGCTTCACAAATCTCGCAATCATAATCCTTTACAGTCATTGGGTTAGTTGCAACGTAAAGCGTTTTTTTTACCCCAACAGCCAACATCTCACTTTGAAACTGCCAGAAATCATCGTGCTTTTCTGTTACTGGTTCATACATTCTTGCATAATTACCATCCCAAGAAACACAACACTTCAATTCAAGAACAATTTCTTCATCAACTTTCAATCCAAGTCGTTTCGGTATGTTTGGCCCTGCTTTTGCAATACCATCAACCGATGCACCACCATTTTCATAATTAGGAAATTTCTCAAATCCTTTTTCTACAAAATCAGTAATAATTCCATCATTAAGCAATTGTTGAATCAAAAGTGGCTCATTGTCAATTCCATGTTGCAATGGTTTTGCTTTCACTTCCATGGAACGGTTTCCAGTCAACCTTTCTTTTCCAACAGCGAAAATATATTTTTCAGCAGTTACGCCGAAATCATAAACTTTTGCAGGATATTCAATCCAACTTTTTGAACCTGTAGAACGACCACAGCCCATCAATTTTTTGTTGTTTGAACCAGTGAAACAACCAGACCTTTTCTTATGCCATTCTTCAGTTCTTTGAAGAGAATCATTTGATTCCTCAATGAAATCAAATGATTCAAAATCAAACGGTTTTATCTCTACCATTATTCTTTTTCAGTCTTATCCCTAAATGAAAAGTCTTTTGAAACAGTCGCCTTCTCCTCTTTTCCAACCCTGTTTATTTTATATGTTCGATTCAAATTTCTACCAAACACATTCCCAAGTGTTGAAAATGCTTTTCCAACAGCTCTTTCGCGGGCGTTTGGCAAATCAAATTCAACAGCATTATTTGCTGACTTAAACATGATTGCAGCAGTACCTGTGAATGTTATGTGTTCTGCACTAGGATAATCAGGTAACGCCATTATTTTCACGGTACATGCAACACCATTGCTTATGCTTAACGGTTTT